TGTCGAAACAGTATTGAACGAAGCCCATCGGGTCATCGAAGTCTTGGATCGAAGTGCCGTTGATCGTCCATGACTCCTTCTTCCCCGGCGAGAGAGCTTCGCCACACAGAGTCTCGACGTTGTCGCCGTCGTCCTCGTAGGACGGCGTGAGCTTGACGCTCGTCGCCTGACAGGCGAAGTCGGTGCCCGGCGCTGTGCCGAGCGTGAGCGTCCCTGTCTTGAGCTTGCTTTGCACGATGGGCATGTCATACCTCCACGGGTTGGCTTACTTGGTACAGATAGGCGGGGAACGGTGGTGCATCGAAGGCGAGGCGATAGCTCACCACTCGATAGGAGTCGGCACCGATGATCGAAGCGACCACTGTCTCCCACTCATCGAGCATCTTCCACGCATCGGCGTTCCACGGTCCCGGTGCGAGCAAGGCGATCTCGTAGCGGCACTCTGCGCCACAAGCGGTGGTGTAGTCCGCTCCCCTATGCGAGAGGAACACACACGGCGGCGTCACGCTGCGAGGGTCAGATGTTGCGGAGAGTCCCTCTGCGGCGAACTTCTCGGCCCACTCCAACGAGAACAGGTAACCGGCCACTAGGCGACCACGGACTTCTGAAAGTCACCGATCTCCAAGAGCGCACGGATGTCGGGGTCAAGGTCCGGTAGCAAGGTTGCGCCTGCGTCTTGGAACGCTGCGATCCCTTGCACCGAACCTCGACGCCCGTACAACCGGGCGGCGTATTGCACCGCCGCCTGATCGGCCCGAGGAGGCCAAGCGTCAAGCGTGACACCGCTGGCATCCTTCGTGATGTCGGGCCGAACCTCTTGCACCCAATCATTGGCAGCCGCCACCGCCGCCGCCAGAGCGTCGTCGTCCACTGGACGAGCGGGACTAAGTCCGAGGAACGTCTGGACGGAGGCGATGGAAGCTGGCATGGCTACTTCGTGCCGCCGTTGCGGGGTGCGCTCTGCGTTGCGCCACCGCCACCGACAACCACTTGCACGGCGGCGGGTCCGGCGGTCACAGCCGGAAGCGCCCTCTGCTCCGCAAGCAGTACGAGCAAGTTCTTGACGAAGTAGTCAGCATGTGAGTCGCTCATGAACACGTTCATGTTCGACCGTGCGAACAGAGTCACGGCGGTCTTGAAGTCCCCGACGTAAGCCTGCCCCTCCGCCATGTCGGCGCTGACGATCACGGGGAGTCCCCACATGCGGGTCGTCACGTTGGGACCAGTGACAGTCTCCTCCATGACCCGGATGTCAAGCCCGGCGTAATCGTTGGGGTGCATGACGATCCCGTTCGCCACGGCGTAGCCGTTCATCTGAACCTGAGCGAGCGCAAGCCGGAGTCCGGTGAGCATGTCGGGATTCGTGACAGAGCCGATCTCCGTCGCCGTCACGGCGGCGGCGAGAGCGTTGACAACCCCAAGCTCCAACGCACGCAGCACACCACCACGCAGAGCTGTCTCGATGATCGAGCGAATCTGCGGGATGTCCTCAAGAGCCTGACGGCTCAAGGGCTTGTGATGAGCGTACGTCTTGAGGGAGTCGCTGTGCGGCACCGGGACGTAGTCGATCTCGGGCTTTGTCGCACCTTCGGGCACCTCGGGCGCAGCCGGGTAGCCAGGAGGCCAGCCGTACCACTCGATGCTGTTGGAACTGACGGTGACCCGGCCACAGATGTCGAGCAGCGGGCTCGTCGCCTTCCAAGGCGTCGGCGTGAAGTAGTACGGCGGGAGCGTGCCGGGGAAGTCACCGATCATGACCGGCGCACGTTGGAACAGCAACGGCGCATCGCCAAGCTCAAGCGAGCCTCGCCCGTTGTAGCCCGATGTCTCAAGCTCTGCGACGAGAGAGTCAACCCACTCGTCAGGGCTCATCCCGGCGGGCGAGCGGGTCAGGACATTGGAACCTCCGCCATCCTCGCCGCCGATGGCGTCAAGGCGGGAGCGGAGCTGTGCGTAGGACCGCTGCGACTCTGCCTGCTCGTTGTACGTCGAGAGCTGTGTGTCGATCTCGGCACAACGAGTCTGCATCTGAGCAAGCGAGGCTTGCTCTGTCTCAGTCAGGTCACGGTTCTCTGTGGCAGCGGTGTCAGCCAAGCCGGTCGCCGCCGCTGTAAGCGACTCACGCTCTGTGGCGAGGCGCTGCAAATACAGCAACATGATTGCCTCCTTCGGGCATCATCGGGTCGTGTGTAACAGGACTCCGGTGCCTCGTCGGTGGCGGGTGCGGTAGGCGGGCGGGGAAGGCTTCCCTGGTGCCCGAGCGCAAGAGCCGAGCGGCTTCTGGCGAGCGGTGTGGCTTAAGTCAGTGAGGTTCTACCACCGCCGGGGGATCGGAGCAAGGTTCACCGCCGGAGGGTTGGCGAACGGTGCGAGGAGCTGTTCCCGTGCGGGTGTGGCGGAACGCACCGCCGTCACCACGCCTCCGGCGTAGGCGCCGACCGTGACCAAGCTCACCTCGACCAAGCGAGCCTCAAGGTGCTCGACGGCTCCGTCCGATCCCCGCTGATGGCGGAGCGGCTCAAAGCCCACCGAGAGCGCCGGGAGCCAGCCGTCCTCCACGTCGGCCAGCAGCCGGTCGCCCTCGTCGCCTTGGCGAACTTGGAACACTCCGGCGAGCCCGGTCATCGACTCCTCCCACCGCAGCGACCGCCCCATCATGTGGCTTAAGTCATGATTGAGGAACAAGCCGACCTTGTCGGCCCGGTGCGAGATCGAGCGTGCGAACACGCCATGCCGGAGCCGCTCACCTCCGGCGATGGGGACGAGCTTGGTTGTCTCGTCATAGGGGGCGGCGATGCCCTCGATCTCTCGCTTCGGTGCGGAGACTGAGCGGACTTCCATGTCGAGATTCACGGTGTAGCTCCATTCTGACTTAAGGCAGGATCAGGGGTCGGTGCGTCGATGACTGGCGGCGCTGTGTCGATGTCTTGCTCTCCGAGCTTGGCTTGCACAACCTCAAGCGGCGGCATGTCCTCAAGCAAACGGACTTCGTTGACCGTCATCCACTTCTTATCGAGAGCGATGGCGTAGGACTCGTAACGGGTCTTTGTGTCGGCTCGCTCAAGTCCCGCCGTTCTGATCTTGATGGACGTGCCTCTCGGGAGCTGTGCGTCCAGCACGCTCTCGATCTTGCGGCACCACGGGAGGAGCGTGAACTGTTTCAGTTCGATGTTCCGGCTCTCCGCATTGGCGTAGGTGTTCGACGGTCCCGGCACGTCAACGAAGTCCGGCGGCACGTTGAACATGAGAGCGATGTTGCGCAAGTCCCACGTCTTGGCGGTGTCGAGCGCAGAGTCCAGCGGCGTGATCTGAACGGCGGCGAAGTCGGTCGTGGCGTTCAGCACGGCGATCTCCCGGCTGTTGCCATGTTGCTTCATCCACTTCTCTTTCAGCTCAAGAGCTTCGTTCTCCTCCAAGTGCGGTTGACTCGACTTGAGGTAACCGGCGGGGACACCGGAGCGGTACTGCCCCGAGGAGTAGCGGCGCACGGTGATCGCAAGCCCAAGCTCTTGAGCGTGCGTTGTCAGCACGCCTTGTCCTCGCCCGCCGTAGTACGGCGGCAAGCCCCGGAGGTGGATGATCTCGCCCGGCTTCATCGGCACTCCGGCGACGTAGTAGCGCCCATGCTCGATCTCGACTTCGCCCGGATGGAACTGCCACAGCGGCGGCTTGGGTTGCCCGGCAGAGTCACGCACCGGGCAATAGACGAAGCCGTCGCCCATCCACAAGGCGCTGACGATCCACTGTGTCCAGAACTCGACCGCACTCAAGCGCACGTCGGCGTCGTTGGGCCGGACGATGCGACCGTCCTGACGTAAGCCCTGCGGGTCGTTGATCCAATCGGGTTGATCGAGCTGGACCCAGTTCTTGAGAACTCCCCACGGGAGCCCGGCGATGGTGTCAGCGATGAGCGACGTGCAACGTGTGACGGCGGGCAGCGTCGTGAAGCCCCACCACGGCTCTGCGCCGGGCGGCGGCTTGCCCCATGCGTAGAGCGGATCGTTGGTGCCGCCGGGCGGCGTCACCCACCACAGCGAAGGTTGATCCTGCGTCCAGCCGTCCGGCGTGTTGTTGAGTACGTCACGCCCCTCGGTCGCACTCAGCTCCGCCACCCGGCGAGACAGTCTCGGAA